TGTCCACCTTTTGCTTCAACACTAGCTGTACGTTGTTCCCTGAATCATTTAGTGCCTCGGCTACGAGTGAAAACCACTTGTGCATCGCTCGATTCTGTCTGCCTGTACGCTTCACTTCTCGAAGAACAAGGTCGCAAGTCTTCCCCTCTTTCCCCTCGACAAAACGAGAGAGAGTACCGCTATAGAATACGGGCTGTCCATTCTCGATTTTGCAAGGGATACTTTGCATGGCTAAAATGGTATAGCCGACGTGTCGATTTCTTCGCTCTGATTCATTGCTGGTCGTGTCTCCTCCTTACGCTCTATAGGGAAAGCATTAGCCTTCAACCCGATTGCGGGAATCTCGACAATACGACTTATACTCCCATCGTCTTTTGTAAACTCGGTCAATGTCCCCACGTTAGCCCAATACGTTTTCTCCTCGTTATTTTTTGTGTACTTCTGTGGAACGCTAATGTTGTATTTTGTGAATGCCATATTTATTTAATGTTAGCTAGTATTTCTTTACGTTTCTCTTCGATTTCCTTGATTATCTCTTCGCCTTTTTTCAATCCTTCGAGGATTTCTTTTTGTATCTTCGCGTCGGCATATACACGTTGGGTCAAAAGAGAAGGAATATGATTCGGACAATATGCTGAGAAGTCGCACCACGGAAGTCCAGTAAGAAGCATCTGCATTTGCATTTGAGACATATAATCTTTCTCGATTTCTATACCTCGAATTGTCATCTTGAAATGCTTTGCATCTCCGAATCCTTTGCCTTCCCATAAACCTTCTTCACCGACCATTCCGTCTATGCTACAGCCCGCTACAGGACTGATTTCATCGTTTGTGATGAATCCTATCTCTTTTACTTCTACGCCTCTCTCAAGGCAGTATAGTGCCCTTGCGGTTGGTTCTGAGTCCTCACCTCGGTCTGTATCAGGGTTAGAGAAACGTAGTGCCTCTCCTGACGAATACTTCTCGGACATCTTCTTGAATATCAGTGTTTCAAGACCTTTTCCCCCGACTCTTATAGTCTCTGCTTCTGACGCTGTCTGTGGGTACTCTCGGCGAAGTGCAAGCCACTCTTCTGATTTCTGTACAACGTCCCAAATCTTCATCATACGATTTCAGATTTAGCGACACTTCGGATAAAGTCGCGCTGTGCCGTAACTGCCTTTCCAAACCGTCGTCCAAGTCCCTGATTTTCTTCCCACACCTTTTTCAACTGTTCCTCAGTGGTACACGCGTCAATCTCCTCGACGAGTTCCTGCGCCAAGTCTACATCTGTAGAGTCCTCAATCATTTGAGTAATACGGTCAACATACTCTGCGCTGTTCTTTCGGTTAATATCCTTTCCAAAGATTTTGCCAAACTTCTCAGCGGCATCTTTGAAAGCATAGCTCTCGGCGGCAGGTGCTCCAATCTGAATTGCCATAGAGTTCATGTTTGCAAAGTCAATCGCACCGCCTGAATCCTTTTTAATCTGAATAGGTACGGCTCCCACTCCATCTTGAAACTCGGCGAGCCCTGTAACGGGATTGTTGACATGGACACGGACAGTTACGGCGATGCTGTTTGCTATAAGTTGGACATTCTTCACTTCGACATTCCACGAGCCGAAAATCATCGTTAGAAGATACTCCACACGGTCAATCGGCAAGTAGTTTTGCTTTGTCATCGGGTGGACGCGTACCCATTCTTTCTTAGGCTCGGCATTGAGTATAAGATTGAGCTGATTACGCTTCACCATTGACTCCTTGTTTTCGTACAAGTCGGAGAGGGTCGGTAGTGTGTGCTTTACGATTGTTTTTGTTGCCATATTAAGGGATGAATCCAATAACGATTGCTTTGAACTTCTGCCACATACTCGGTTCTCTAACTTCGCGGAACCTCATCTCTCGTGCTATTTCTTTTTCCTGCCAGTTCATAGCCTCTTCTTGTTCGATTTTATCCTGGAGAAAGGACTGCCACGAGACTCCCATGCTTCCTTGAGGTCGGACACGTTCTGCGAAACCTATCTGTGTCGATATTAAGTTCATATTTACCAACTCATTACTTCCTTGAAACTGACGTACAGTGCATATCCGGCTACGAGCGCGAGGGGGAGGAAAGTTTCCATGTTAGTCAATTAGGTTAGCAATCTTTTCGTTCGTCTCAATCATGATTCCTTTCAATTCGAGAACCGCTATCTGCAAGTCTATGAGAGCTTTCTTGTACTCTTCGTACGCACTCTCTAATTCCTTTGATACGTTTACTGGCGATTCGTCATGCTCGTAAGCCGAACATCCTGGGCACTCTTTCTTGTGGTCAATCATGAAGCACTCATCACACTGTTCCTCGGTCTGGCACTTGTATGCCTCTGGTGTGTCTGCGAACTCGCAAGTGGTCATTTCCATATAAGTAAAGTTAGTAGTCTGTTTCAGGTTCCGAGTAATCTGCATTAGCTTCCTCTTCCTGCTTCTCAAACTTCTTGTCTATTGCTTCCTGTGATTCTTCGATGTCCCAAGGGTCGTTGTGCATAAGTGTTTTGGTTCTTCGCTTGTTCTGCCCTCACTAGAGGCAAGAGCAGAACAAGAGACTCTAGTGAATAATTGTCTCGTGCGAGAGTATGTTGCACCTCTCTGACCGTAAGTGTCGCTTCACCGAGCCGGAGCAAGATGGGCGTTCCTCGTGTCTGTTGCTATCCTATACTATGTGATATCGCGTGTCAAGTAGTGCATAACGTACCTGTGGATAAACTACCTATTGCGATATCTATATATTGGTGCTACTATTCTCCTATATGAAATTATATCCCGTGTCGTTTATTCTTCGCATGACCGCCGAACAGGAAAAGAGACTAATCAAAATGGCTAGAAAGTTTAAGGTGAGCCAAGCACAAGTATTACGAGACTTTCTAAATGACCTAGTATGACCCCCAAACTATCATCTGAAGTGAAGAAGGTAATATGCGGATTCGCAGGTATAGGTAAGTCAACTTGTGCAAAGGAATTATTGGGAGTCGTCGATTTAGAAAGCACTCCCTTTAATAAAGACTGGGAAGTATATGCGCGGTGCGCAAAACATATGGCAGATAATGGCTATACTGTCTTGCTAAGTTGTCATAAAGAACTGAGACAGCATCTGCTAGACAATGGAGTAGAGTTCACAACAGTTATTCCGAGTCCAATTCTTCGAGAAGGTTCCCACTCAATAGATAGCAAAACAGTGTATCTGAAGCGATACAAAGATAGGGGCAATACTCAGGACTTCATAAAACTTATGTCTAATAACTGGGGTGAGTTCAATACAGTATTACCAAATGAAGAAGTCATTGAATTGCCTCTTGATAAGTACTTGATAGATATTCTATGACCTCCCACCCCAACGTGAGGACAACGCAGGAGGTGATGGACTCCTATGTAGAGCAAATGGCAGAGAATCACGCAAGGATGCTTGATAAAAACTTCTGGCTTGTAGTAAAACAAAAGCCGAGATGGATGCCCGCATTTCTTTACAAGGCGGTAATAAAAGAATTAGTAGAGTTTCAAGAACACAGGTCATGACCCCCTCCCCCCACAGTGTGCTGACTGAGATAAAACAGGGGATAACGTGATTGACGGATAGTTGTTCGTGGTATATTTATTGTATGGACTTAATCGCGAAACAACAGCACAGCATTTGTTGCGCACAAGGAACATATCATTCCAAGGCTTTCGCGAGCCTCGTCCAGTGGTATGTTCCTTTTGCGTTGCAAGTCTATGGCTAATCCTGCACTCAAAAACGGGTATATATCCATAGCGAATGAGCTAGTAGAGAAGTTGTCTACCCTGTCTATTCCTTCAAGTGAAATGCGTATTGTGTGGGTTGTGTGGCGCAAAACTTGGGGCTGGGCGGAAGGTACTAGAAAGAAGGACTGGGACTGGATTTCTCTTAGTCAGTTCGAGAAGGCAACAGAGATGAAACACGGGAACGTAGCAAAAGCGGTAAAGTCGCTGGTAGTCAAACGCATACTCCTTAAGAGAGAAAAGGGCTTAAAGTTTAATCAGAATTACGATGAGTGGGTAGTATGCAAACGCATACCCCCAGTAGTCAAACGCATACTGGGGGGTAGTCAAACGCATACCAAATCTGGTAGTCAAACGCATACCAACAAAAGAAACAAAGAAACTAATACAAAAGAAACCTCTCCTAAAGGAGAGAAGAAAAAGATTGTTCATAATTCTCTAGGAGCAGAGATAATAAAATCCTTTGAGGTGGTAGACCCGAAGAATAAGAAACACTACGACAACACAACTCAAAGGAAAGCATGTGATTACCTCTTAGAAGAATATGGGCTAGAAAGAGTTGTTTCCGCCGTGAAGTTATTACCAGAAATAAATCAACAAAATCTATACATATCGCAAATTACAACACCCTATGAACTTATGCAGAACTGGGTAAAACTAGGAAACGCTTATCGAAAGAAAAAGAACGTGCAGGAAGAAAAATTATCAAAGGTTCTATGGTAAACAAATAATTATGACAAAATTATATTTCAAAGCAATTTACGGGTTTGACGCTGAGGATTACATTCCAGTCGAAGAAGATGAACTTGAGAAAGCTATATACGCTCACATGACTGGTAGTAAGACCATTCTCAAGGGGGGTTCTATGTCAGGAGACAAAATACACCACGTTGTAGAAGATGCGCATAGGACTATGGGTTGGAATCGTGGATATAAACTCGGTTCTGATGACTATGCAGAATTAAGAGAGAAAGGGATTGACACAAAACTACAAAAGACTATAGGAAAGACAAAAGAACGTATTGCATTTCTCGTAGCGAATAAGCGCCAGTCTGAAATAGGGAAAAATGTACCTATTCCAGAATTAGACACTAAACACCCCGATGATATTGATGATGGTGTGAAAATGCTCGCTAACAAGTTTCGCGTATGACCGAGCGCGAAAGACTTGCAGGGATAACCTCGAAAATCCGTGCCGAACTTATCGAGCGCGGAGTAGTACCAGACGCAAACGGAATGAAGAAGTGTCCGATATGCAAAAAAGAAGTAAAGATTATTTATGAAGGTAAGTGCGAATCTTGTAAAAGAAATATATGAAATCCGCTGAACAAAACATCACATCGTTTCTAAAAGAAAACCCCTCAGTCTACTCCGCGTCTGTCCTAGAAAGAATGAGCTTTGCCAATAAGAACGGGACTCTCGCAAACCCCAAAGCAATTTCTCGCAGACTACAGGAAAACGCCGAAGAAGGTGGTGTCCTCCAAGTAACCTACGACGAACACGGTGGAGCGATGTACCAAATCAAAGCAGGACATGAGAAGCCAAAGGTGCGTGTGATAGACGACTCCCTTCCTCCCATCAAAGACGAAAACGGACAATGGAGGGGACAGTTTAAGTTCGTATGAAGACAATCCAACTCGATGAGAACATTCTAGAAGCCATATGTATCGTGAACGACCTCTCCAAGGCTCAAAAAGGGGTCGCCAAGGCTCGTAAGGTAGTAAAAGGTAAGAAGGTACTAAAGAAGAAAATAAGCATCTCTAAACTCAAATTAAAGCTCTGGAAGATAGTAGCCGACCGAATAAAAGAAAGAGACAATTTCATCTGCTACACCTCTGGTCGGAAAGTCGAAGGCTCGGGTGCTCACTGTGGACATGGTATGAGTAATTCAATCTGCGGTGCGAGACTTCGTTACCATCCAAAGAATCTACATTGCCAGTCTTATTACGAGAACATACACGCTTCAGGGAACGGAATCCAGTACTACCAGAATCAGTTGCGAGACTACGGAGCGAAACAGGTACGAGAACTCTACGCTCTCAAGAACAAATACATAAAGGCAGACGTTATATTTTACGAGACTCTTCTAGAGCTGTACAAAACGGGAACGTGGGAAGAAATTGAAGAGTACCTAGAATCTTAGCTGTGGATAATCATTCCGAAGACAAATAAACATGCAATACTAGATATATGAAACCTGTTAAGAAAGCTCTACCCTTCCTTTGTCGCTCGTGCAATAAAATGAGACCGTCGCCAGCCTACGCGAACAGTGCCAAAGGAATCATGGAGTGTAAGTCTTGTACGCCGTATCTAAATGGTGATTTGTAAAATGGAATACGAGATAAGAGACTACTGCGTTTCGTGCCTTCATGAAGTGGCTTTTGATATTGAAAGTTTTATACAGAGAGGAAACTACTGTCAGTCCTGTGACCAAGAAGCGTCACGGCAAGCAAAAAAACACAAATGGAACGTAAACTTGACACTCAATCAACTGACTTCTTAAGAATCCGTGTAGAAATATCCCACAGTGTAAACATCTTCACTGTAAGCGATATAGCGGAGAACTGGGGTATTGGTAGAAGTACGCTCCACCGATACATCACTCCCAAGAACAGAGACAAATCCCAAGAGTACGCCAAGACCCAGTATCGGAATAAAGAATCCACACACAATTGCACCTGCGGAGTCTCCTATGCAAAACACGAACGATGTAAGTTCTGTTCAAAGTTGACTCATGAAGAAACCTGTTGCATTGGTACAGTGTATCGAGATAGTATTGTGTTATGAAAAAGACTTGCGAAGTCGGAGGTGTACCCAAGAAAGATGAGAACTACAAAGTAACCTCATTCTCTAAAGCATCTAAGCAGAAGAACATACGCAAAGCACTTCGCGTCACACAGAAGTAGTGTATTATTATGGCATGGAAGAAAACGATGTAAATGGAATTAAAAGGAATCCAGACGGTACTTTCGCTGAGGGCAAGATAGGAGGGCCTGGAAGACCAAAAGATACACCTGAAAAGATAATCGAGAAGAAAGCTATCAAGCAGATAGTAGAAGAATACAAAGCTACTCTCGCTGATTCGCTTCCTCTTATTTCACCCGTTCTTGTAGCAAAAGCTTTAGATTCTGATGTCCAAGCTATCAAGGAAATACACGACAGAGTAATGGGGAAGGCTCCTCAGAGTGTAGAGCTAAATGCTCGTGTGGCAGTAGGTGCGCTCTCCGAAGAAGACAAGGCAGCGATAGATAAACTATTTCATGTTGAACAGGAAACTACTGGATAAAGCGATTAGCGGAACTCCAGCAGAGCGCACATACATCTGCTCAAAGGACTTTTCTATATTCTTTGTGTACTACTTCACTGAGTATGCGAAGTATCCTTTCGCCCCATTTCACTACGAATGGTTCGATGATATTGCAAAGCTCATGTTAGGAGAGTACCGGGAACTGGCACTGATAGCCTTCCGTGAATCAGCTAAGACAAGTATCGCTAAAGTATTTCTAGTGTGGCTCATCGTATATAACAAACGCCGCTATCTAAACGTCGACTCATTTTCCATAACAAACGCCGAGCGCATCCTATTCGATGTTGTCCTCTCACTTCAGACTAACGGGAAACTTCTCGCAGACTTCGGGGAGCTATTCAATGCTAAACGAGACAGCGATGAAGTAACGCAGAAGCGTATCAACAACTTTGTCACGACGAACGGTGTCCGAGTCGAGGCACACTCGACTGGTAAGAGTGTTCGAGGTCGGTTGCATGGATCGCAGCGCCCTGACTTCCTTCTCCTAGACGACTTCGAGACGAATGAGACTAAGGACTCAAAGGCTCACACACAGAGCGTTATAAGCCACATAGACGAGTTTAAGGCAGGACTTGATTCACAGGCGATAATCCTTTACTTGGGAAACTTCATTACTGAGTATGGAAGTGTCGCTACTCTCTTTGAACGTGCCAAGACAGACCCGAGACTCAAGGTTCGTAATGTCCCAGTGGAGAAAGACGGACTACCAACATGGCCTTCAAAGTACGTTATGTTCGATAGCGATATGGATGGAAAGAAAGTCTCGCTTGAGGATAAGAAGCGACAGCTTGGCTCGTTAGTTTATTCAGCAGAAATGCTCAACGAACCTATAGCAAGTGAAGCGCAGAAGTTTAAGAAGAGTATGTTCAAGTACAAGACTCGCGCTCAAGTGAACGACATGAATACGAGGAAGTTTGCCACAATAGATACTGCACTTTCAAAAGATGCCACTTCAGACGATACAGGTGTTGTTAGAAACTATGTCAATTCAGAGAACTTCTGGCACTTGTCGGGAAAGAAATACCGTATATCTCCAAGAGGGCTTATCGACTTGCTATTCGTACTTCATGACGAAGGATTTGAAAAGATAGGCGTGGAGACTACAGCATACACACAAGCCATAGAACCTTTCTTCCAAGAGGAATGCAGGAAGCGTGGGAAATATCCGTATATCGTCCCGTTGAAACACGGTGGAGTTATGAAAGAGTCTCGTATTGAGTCTCTTGTTGCTCCGTATGAAGCAGGAAGTATCTACCACATCGAAGGCGAATGTGATGACCTCGAAGAACAGCTCTTAAAGTTTCCGATTGGAGCGCACGACGATGTTATCGACGCAGAGCAGTATCAGAGATTTATAGCCGAACGTGCAGAAGAAGAGAGTCCAAAAGGATTTGGTTTGTACTCAACAGACTACTCCTAGTTGTATTGGTACACGTTCGACATATACAGTACCAACATGGCAAGAAGCAAAAAGAAACTGTCCTCGACCACTATCGAGCAGCGAGCTATTGAAATCATCAAAGGCGAAAAGACCCGATGGGAAATCTCCAACGCTTTTATTACTGACCGCGTATCGTTTAAGATGCGCCAGCTCATTCGTATTCTTCGTAAGAACTACTACGGAGTATTTGATAATCCTAAAGACCAGCTCACGGGACTTGAGAAGATTTGGTATCCACTTACGGAAATCAACGTCGAAGCGGTTGTGAAGAACATAGACCTCGACCAGAAGGACATTGGTTTCCGTTCCAAGACTCCGAATGGATATGAGCTTACCGACGTTACTCGCGCCGCAGTCCAAGACAAACTAGGGAAGATTTACTTTGAACAGAAGCTCAATGACTTTGAGAGAATGTTGGCTATCGACGGAACTGCTGTGTGGAAGACCTACGAAGAGAACGGCAAAATGGTGTTGCAGTATGTTGACCTTCTAAACATCTACATCGACCCTACGACTCCTTCGATTCAAGAGGCATATCGCTTCACTGAACGCTCACTAATGTTCCCAGAGCAGATTGCTCAAATGACGGGATGGATGAATACCGAGAAGATTGGCGAGAACGTAACCGAGGGACTCCCTCGAACAGACCCATACTGGATGAATCGTGCGTCTCAAATCAACTCAAACGTAAAGATGCTCGACCTCTATGAGTGCTGGGGCATGATTCCTAAATCTCTCATTACGGGACTCACTGAAGACGAGACAACCGAAGTTCCTGGGCATATCGTCGTCTCAGGAGTGGATTCTCCAGGCAAAGAGCGTTGCCATCTTATCGAATTGAATAATAAAACCGACGCAGAGGGTAACTCACTCAAACCTTACGAGGAAGCATGGTACACCCGTGTCCCGAACCGTTGGTATGGTCGTGGAATTGCAGAGAAAGTCCTCACACTTCAGGTCTACGCCAACATCGTTTTCAATATCCGTATCAACCGTTCTCGTGTATCTCAATTAGGACTGTTCAAGATTAAGAAAGGTGCAGGTGTTACGCCTCAGATGCTCTCACAGTTGCCGTCAAATGGTGCTGTGGTGCTAAACAACATGGACGACCTGCAACAGTTTGTTGTCCAAGAAGTCTCACAAGGCTCATACACTGATGAAAACGTCATCAACTCGCTCTCAGAAAGACTTACAAATGCTTTTGAAGTGGTTACGGGCGAAGCTCTTCCAGCTTCTACGCCAGCTACGAACGCCGCGATTCAGAATCAGAACGCAAAGAGTGGTTTCTCAATCATTAAGAGTGGTGTTGGGGAGTTCCTACGACGCTGGATAGACCGCCATGCACTTCCTATCATCGCTAAAGAGCTTACAGTCGGACAACTTGTCCGTATCACCGCAGATGATGACTCATTCAAGGAGTTGGCAGACCGCATTGTACTTTCAAAGACAATGGAAGCCCTCGATGACCACTATGCTAAAGGCTATTTACCTTCTCAGCAGGAAATCGCTACGGCTATGCAATCAGCGAAGGATAAACTGATGAAAGGCGACCTATTCCTCGAACTCGCCAAGGATGTTATCGCAGACGAACTCGAAACCGTTACCTTTGTCACCAATGACGAAATGGATGTCTCGGTTACCATCCAAAACCTCATCTCCATGCTCAACTTCGCACCTGAGTTCAAGGATGCAATCATCAAACAGACCTTTGACCTCATGGGACTCTCGGCTCCGCAAGCCACACCACAGCCACAGCAGAATATGGTGCAAGGTGGACAGCAACAGGTTCCAATGCCAGGTTCTATGGCATCACAGGGCGCACCGCTTCCTACTCCACAGCCAGGAAGGATTCAAGCGCAACAGATTAACACTCACGCCATGACTGGTAGATAATTTATGGACAAGGAAACTGCTCAAATAATGACTGACGGTGAAGAAATCCGCGCGATGACGGAGGGAAAGGGTTGGGATTTGGTACATGGCAAACTCAAACTCCGTGTCATTGACCTTCAGAACATCAACAACCTCGACACTGAGAAGTTAGAGACTATCGCCACACAGATTGCAGCTCGAAAGATGGCATCAGATTTGATTTACGAGTGGCTGAAGATTGACGTATACGGTGCAATCGAAGCACGAGACACTAACATTCAGAACCCGTTACCAACTGAAGACACCTATATGGACAGAGGATAGACCTTGTTGCTCCGAGATTCCTCACTCGGGGCTGGAAGGTCGATAGCCCCTCTTATTAGTGACAACAAAACACATTCACTATGACTCAAGAATACCTTAGCTCAGAAACCTTAGTTGGTGACGCCCACGTGGAGTCATCAGACGGTGGAGAGACGGTTGATTCACCTGCATTGACACTTGCCGAATTGAACAAATATCTCGGAAGTGACTATAAGGACTCAGCAACCGCTCTCAAATCCCTCAAAGATACAAAAGACTTTGTCGGAAAGCGGAAGGAGGATATTGCGACAGAGGTACGGGCAACCCTACCTGTTACGTCGCAGAACGACTCCGCCGATTCATTGAAGTCCGATGTTCAATCACTCAAAGACCGACTGTTCTTCTCAGAGAATCCGCAATTTAAGGGTTACGAATCTATCATTAAAAAGATGGGTTCAGACCCTTCCGAGGTTACGGCTTCAGAGGACTTCAAGACACTCTTTGGGAAAGTTATCAAAGCAGACGAGGCAGAACAGAAGCGTTCTGTTGTCTCCTCTAGTTCACGACTATCGGAGACGAAAACCACTACCGACAACGCTATTGCTATTGCTAACGCACGCGGTTCAACGACTGACGACGTTGCGATGGCACTCGCTCGCGGAATCAACGGTGGTAATTAGTCTAGGATAGCCGTACACAAATATGGCTGTATCAAACGTCCTTCAGACCTACGGTGATTCAATGATTGAGACGGACATTGTCCGCGAATCCGTTGAAATCATCTCGGCTCGTGAAGATGGTATTTACGCTATGCTTGGCAAGACGAAGGCTATTGCGATGATTCACTCCTACGGAGTTGATACCCTCGCAACGGCAGCGAGTCTTGCTGTTGAGCAAGGTGCAGACTTCACCTACTCAGCTCGCACGACTCCAACCCTCCTCACGAACCTCGTGCAGGAAGTTGCCGTGCCAATCCGCGTGACTCGCCCACAGACAGCAGTCCAGCACTACACTGGTGAGAATGAACTCGACCGTCAGCTCGCAAAGGGCATGATGGAGTTCACCAACGGTGTAGAGTTCGACCTTGTCCGTGGTGCTTTGGCATCTGGTATTTCAGGAACGACACAGGCTATGAACGGTATTATTGCCGCTACTAGCCTCAGCACTAACCATACGTCGCAGACTTCTGGCACTGTGTTTAGCGCAACCGTTCTTGATGGCCTCATGCAAGCAAACTGGTCGAACTCTAACGGTGATGTTGCTACTGACCTTTTCGTCGGTGGCATCATGAAGCGCGTTACTGATAACTTCATCGCAAAGACGAACGTTGTCGTTAACTCGCCTGACATCAAGGGTATCGTTAAGACTGTAACCACCTACGAAACGTCGATGGGTACACTCACGATACACAAGCACCGTTACGTCCAGCAGAGTGGTGACGCTACGGGTCGTATCTTGGCAATTCGCCCAGAGAAGCTCAAAGTGGCATTCCTCGAAGCTCCTACTGTGTTGACTGACCTCTCGGTCGGTGGCGCATACATCCCTCGGGCTGTATATGCGGCACTCACTCTTGAGACTCGCAACCAGGACTCGAACTTCTTTGCCGACGGTTTCTTGAACGCCGCGTAAGCAACGTAAAAGACGAACGAACGCTCCCCGTGGTGGCGGAGCGTTTTTTCGTTGTGTTGATAACTCACTTTACATATGGCCGATAGTGTATTATGGAAGTATAACCATTTCCTCACATGGACGAAACTAAACAAAGAATCAAAAAGGTTGTCGGAGATTACATAACTTTGTTCCCCGAAGAGTACGCACTTTCACAAGAAGAAATAAAATCCCGTCGCGGATTAGTAGAAGATGACTTTGCATCCACCGAGATGTTCGATGGTCGTGTCCTGTATGAAATCCCTGAGACACTTTCAAAGATGCTCGGCTCTCAGTTGTTTGAACAAGATTTGGTGTGGCTCAAGTCGGGTGGTCTGAATAAGAAACAAGGTGCGAGATGGTTTGCAAATACTTTTAGACAATTTACTCTAGCCGACAAACTATGAAAATTATCTCCTGTCCTTGCGGTGAGAAGTACGAAGCTACCCATAACCATTCATTCATCGGGAAAGAATATCCGTATACTCGATACTGGGATTGGTACTGCACTAAGTGTGGACAGATATTTACCGAGAAAGCTAAGGAACCTATTGAGATATGAAAGAAATTACTTGTGATTGTGGAACTAGATTTTCTAGAAGAACCACTTATTCTTCGGTTACAATCATGGTAGATAAGAAGATTAGGACGTGGGAGTGTCCTGGGTGCGGTCAAGAATGGTACGAGAAAGTGAAAGAGCCTAAAGAAATACCACATGACTAAGATTGCTCTTTGTTTGATAGTAAAAGGTACAGACGAAGAAGCACTACTTCTCAATCGCTGTCTGGCGAATATGTCGAAGCACGTTGACGGTATTTTCGTTACAAGGACTCACGAACCTAATAAACCATCGAACAAAGCCGTAGCCGAAGTAGTTAAACACTTCAAGGGGCATCTCTCAGACTTTGAATGGATAAAGGATTTCAGCGCAGCGCGTAACTTCAACTTCTCACAAGTCCCTGCTGACTATACACATATCATGTGGAGCGACTCAGACGATATGTGGCGTGGACTTGAGAAACTAAAATCAACCATCGAAAGCAATCCTAATGTAGACGGGTTTGGAGTTGAATATCTCTACGACTGGGACGAGTTCAAACGCCCGACGGTTGTCCATCGCAAGACAATGATAGTGAAGAACAACGGGTGTGTTACTTGGAAAGGTCGTGTCCACGAAGACCTACAAGAGAATCGTGAAGTGAATATCAAACTCATTAGCGGTATCGAGCGACTGCACATAACAACGGAAGCACGTTCTAAAGAAAGTGCAGAGCGTAACGTCGTCATCGCTGAGTTGTCGGCTAAAGAACTACCAGACGACCCACGTTCTCAGTGGAATCTTGGTAATGCGTATCTCATGGTGAATGACTTTGTGAAAGCAATAGAATCATTTGAGCTATTCCTCACACGCTCACTCTCAGATGATGAGAAGTATTTGGCATACCAGAGACTTTCCGAGGTCTACAATCGAAAAGGAGACGCGATGAACGCGATTAAGAATCTCTTTGTTGCTATTGGATTGAAACCTGAGTTGCCTGATGCGTATTTCACTCTCGCAAGACTCTACTTCAATATAGGGAACATGGAGAAAGCAGAATACTACTCCATTACAGGACTCAAACGCCGTCCACAGTTTCAGAAGATGATTGTGTATAACCCTCGGGACTACGACTACAACCCGATGATGCTCTTGGCGAAGGTCTACTTTAACAAGAACCGACCTGATTTGATGCTTCCGTTACTCGAAGGGTGCGCGAAGATTTACCCGAAGGATGCAAGTCTAAAGAAAATGGTTCGTGAAGGGAAAGCAGACAAGAAGAAGCTCGGTGAAGCTCTCGAAAAGGTGAAAGCACTGGGGAAAATCAAGAGCAAGAAGCGTCTCAAGGAAGAAATGGATAAACTCCCAGTGGATTTACGTTCACATCCAGCGGTTTGTGTTATCCGCAACACAAAGTTCATCAAAACTACCTCAACAGGAAAGGATTTGGTCTATTACTGTGGAAATACTGCTCAGAGATGGAACGGTGAGACGTTTAAGACCGAGGGCATCGGTGGCTCGGAGGAAGCAGTCGTCCACTTGGCAGAAGAATGGACGAAACTCGGATGGAATGTAACGGTGTACAACAACTGCGGGCATAAGGAAGTCAAAAGCGGTGGTGTAACATACAAACCATTCTGGGAATGGAACACACGCGACAAACAAGACGTAACTATTCTCTGGCGTATGCCAAAGATTGCAGACTACGATATAAACACCACGAGACTCTACGTTGACCTACATGACATGACTACGGCTGGAGAGTTCACGCCGGAGCGTCTAGCGAAGATAGATAAAGTATTCGTCAAAACGAAGTTCCATCGCTCTATCTATCCGGATATCCCCGACGATAAAATCACGGTGATTGGTAACGGGTTCCAGTCCTATCCTACAAGTGAAAAGAAAGACCCCATGTTAATCATCAACACCTCAAGCCCTGACCGCAGTCTCGATGTTCTTCCTAAACTCTTCAAGGAAGTAAAGAAGCGAGTACCAAAGGCTAAACTCCACTGGGCATACGGCTGGGACGGATTCAAGAACGCCTACGCAGGGAATCTAAAGATGATGGACTGGATGAATGAGACGATTAAAGAAATGGATAAGGTAGGGATTAAAACTCTTGGAAGAATCTCACAAGAAGAAGTCGGGAAGTTGTATCAGAAGGCTTCTGTCTTCGTCTATCCAACAGAGTTCGCAGAGATTGACTGCATCAGCGTGAAGAAATCCCAAGCCGCTAATTGCTACCCCGTTACAACAGACTTTGGTGCGCTCGCGGAGACAAATAAGTTCGGTACTCGTGTTCACTCAAAGAAAACAAAAGACGACTGGATAAAACCATATCAGTTTACTTTCGGACTCGATGATGAAGAAGCACAAAAGAAATGGGTGGATGCTGTCGTGTCGCAGCTCAAGAACCCTGTGAAGATGGATAGTGGGAAAGTAGACGACTGGACTGATACTTTCTCTTGGACGAACATCGCTCGTAAGTGGAATAACGTATTTATGTTGGGTGCAAAATACTTATCAAATCAAATGATAGAAAATGACTACTGATACAAAGAAATATCCCCTAGGGCAACACCCTAACAGCCATAAACACTCATGTCCTACACTGAGCGGAACATGGGGGACACACCCAAATAGCTGGAAGAGGGCAGTAGCAAACGGATTCGTACCAGGGAAGCGTAAACCGCCACTAAATCTTGCATGAAACACTACGTTGTCATAAATCATTACATACTTTCACCTCAGATAGAGCAACTGGCGATAAACGCTGTTCAGTCTTTCAAAGACACGGCAGATTGCATCGTAGTTTCGGTAGATGATGGCTCTCCACGCAAGAGTGATAGGTTAAGACGACTCTCGGACGTATGGTTACCGCTAGAAACCAACAGAGGGTTCGCTGGGAGTGCCAATTTTGGCTTACAGTGGGTCTTAGACAATGAAAAGGATGAATGTCTCATTACCTACGCAAACAACGATATAGAGGCAAATAAAGGCTGGAAAGAAGAGGTGCTCAGGTGCTTTGACGAGTTCAACGCAGACGCAGTTGCAGGATTGGGCTATAGGACAAGAGACTACCCCAAAAGGACAGACCGATATGTCTCCGAAGGTGGGAAGCTCGATGACTTTATGTTCAGCGGAGGATTCTTTACTGTCCACGCTTCGTTACTTCGAGAGCACGGACTCTACGACCCCGCGTATAAGCATGGTGGCATAGAAGACATTGACCTTTTCTGGCGGTGGAAACAGGCGGGCAAGAGGCTTATAATTACTCCACGATTGCAGTTCTTCCATGTCGAAGGTGCGACACGATATTCCGAGGGTGAAAAAGGAAAACAGAGTGTAGCGATAAAAGAGAATGAGGCTTACTTTGAAAGCAAGTGGGGATTCTCGCCAATCAGATTCTTGTTCGAGAAAATCTTAAAAGATAATAGGATAAACCCATGATTCGTATAAATATAGGGTGCAACGATTTACCGCTCAGAGACTTCATAAATATAGACCGCGACCCTGCGGTTAAACCTGACGTAGTTGCTGACGCTTCCGCGCTTCCTTATGAGAACGATTCGGTTGATGAGATATACGCTGGACACCTGCTCGAACACTTTGCCAACAATGAGAACGTGCTTGCAGAGTGGCACAGAGTCCTAAAAGTCGGCGGAAAGATAACAGTGACGGTTCCTGACACTGAAAAGGCTCTTGAGCTATATGGTAAGGGAGAAATATCGCTCGACCTACTCAATCAAGTAGTCTTCGGAGCCGATGACCGAGCATTACAGAACCACCACCAGATATTCAATAAGGATATTCTGCTTCTACAGATGCGGAAATACTTTGAAACTGAGATTGTAGAGGACTCACCGTATGCGTTCTTCAAAGTCGGCTGGCAGACGATTTGCGAGGGCGTTAAGTAGGTTGTATTGGTACAGCGTGCGCGTGTACATTGAAACTGAGCTTGTATAGCAGAGGAAACTATACTCGGCTCGTCAAAATAACCCATGGTACTCGGCGACATAGCAATACAATCACGCTTTCTGACTCAGAGCGATTCAACGTCTTACCCAGACGCTAATTTGCTTATAAATATCAACAACTGGTATCAGAAAATTATCACGATGATTCTTGAGTCGATGGACATGAGTGATTTTGACGATTCGACTATAACAGGAACGTATCCTATCGCCACACGACTACTCGTAGCAGGACAGCGGGATTACTCATATGGGACAGCTTCATGGACACTTCTTGGAAAAGAAGGTGGCGCATCCACAACTGGACAGACAATCCTTCCACTCAAGATTAAACGTCTAGATATTTCATACGATGGAGGCTCGACGTACTACAAATCAGAGCCACTCGATGCTGGTGCGATTCCTTATGGTCTTGGAAACGATACAATCACGGATGCAAACTATACAAAATACGCACCCCGACACGATGTGCAATCAAACTCGATTCTTATTTACCCGACTGCTATTGCTTCAGACGTTGCCTCAGGTGCTCTGATGCGCGTGGAGTTTATGCGCGATGTTGTACCCTTTACTTCAGCACAGCTTACAGCAGGAACAGTCTCGCCAGGAATCGACGCTCCATTTCACATAATGATTGCCGAGGGAGCCGCTAAGGAATACGCTCAGTCTCGACAGCTTCCTCAGGTAGCAGAGCTTATGCAGTCACTCCAAGACTGGGAAATACGACTTCGACAAGCCTATGGTCGTAAAGAGTTAGACGAACGCCCGACCCTCGCTTACGCATACGACGATAACTGGGGTAGATAATCCATGATTGGAAAACAAGTACTCACAATAAGCGCGGCAGACTTCGCTAAAGGGAGTTCTAGTTCAGACTACGCACAAGACGGAGGTTTTTCTCCACTTTCTACAGGACTGAATCTCAATATCAAACAGGGAGTTGTGTACAGCGTTCCTACTCCAACAGACGCTTCCACGAACGTCGCAGGGCAGTTTATTGCATCGTGTTCAAACGGCGGGACATTATTGTCATCAGTCAGGAGATATTTTATAGACGGTAGTGCAAACTTCTACACACTCACGGGGTCAGTAGTAACAAAACAAGTGACAGGAAGTGGTACTTATAATGCAGTTCTGTCAGATTTAGTTGCTTTCCAAGGTTCATATTACGCATCTACAACATCTAACGTGACATTGTGGAACGGCACAACAACTATTGATGAAGTGTGGTGGGGTACAACAAAAAGTATGGGAGCATTGAATGCGTTTCCACACCCACTCATCGTATACAAGAACATATTGTTTATAGCTGATGGTCAGTATGTAAGAAGCTGGGATGGAACGACGGCAACTGCTATTAAACTAGACTTAGGTGCAGGGCAAGTCATTTATGCTTTTGGAATAGACCCAGGTACAGGGTCGATGCTTATCTCAACTTCTGTAGGACAAAATGTGTTTCAGACTAACTCGGCGAGAGATTTTGTCTGGCTCTTTGATGGATTCTCTGTGCTTCCTTCACGAAGTGTCCCGGTGAATGATTTGGCGATGTCTTTCCACTCAATAGGAGAGACAGTCTTCGTCGGCATGTCTCGTGGAATTGGAATATGGACAGGAGCAGGGATACAGATGATACATCAGTTCCTGACTATAAATTATAGTTCTGCATTCTTACCATACAAAGCGCACATCACAAATATAGGGAATGTTCTTTATTTCATAGATAACAAGACTGTCTTTGCTTATGGAGAAGTCTCACAAGCAAACAATCTATGGATGCGTGCTCTCAAAGTATTTTATCCATGCTTCCAAGCAATCGTGGGGTCAGCAGTTGGGACAAACATAAGTCTCGTCACTGATATAGGCGCGGGTGCGCTTGGTGTCTTCTACCAAACAGGAGGTGCTGTGAACAAGTTTGAGATTCTCGACATGACGACAGCAGGGAGTGGTGGAGTGTTCTATTCAAACCGCTACGAGTTTCCTCGACCTATTTCAGTGCATAAGATTCGAGTGTTTACGACAGGAGTAACGGCAAGCACGAGCGCAGGACAAGTCGGTATAAATAATGACGAAAATGGTAATACGATAATTGCAACTGCTTCTAATATGAGTACCACAGGAACTAAGACATGGTTCGACTTCGACTTCGGAGGACAGAAACTTCAGATGGCGCAACTGTATGTCGTACTTGGATTTGCAGGATTGGGATTGAATAGAATTTTGATGTACTACGATATTTCTGAATGATGTCAATATGCCACAAGACCTCACCGCAATTCAAGCACAGCTAGCGCAACTCGAAGGAGAGATGGCGCAGATGCAACAGCAACTTCGCATGCACCGTCACGACGGCAACCTTGCGTCTAGAACGAATCTCAATGACATCTTCGGTCTATTCGAGGTGGTTTCAGTCGCTCCAACACTTACTCCAACGAGTGCCTACGACCAAATAAAGATTTACACAAACGGAACCGTCTATCGTCTCTACTGGTACGACTATGTTGGACACGCATGGCATTATATCCTTGCCACGGCGTAGTTGTATTGGTACAGCACTCTAATACACAATAGGATTATGGCAGGTCTAAATCTATCAATGGGAGGAAATGCAGGGACAATTGCTCCTATTTCTCTGGCTCCAAGTGTAACTTCAGCTCCCGCGCCAGCACCAGCGTCGGGTAATGCCGCCCTCGGTTTCGCAACTGGTCTACCGGCCTCTACATTTAATACTGCATTCCCACAAGGTAATTCGAGTCCCTCGCTCCCACTACCACAGACAAGTACAGGAACTCCAGCAGTATTCGGTTCGCAGAATCCTACGGGTACCACAGGGAGTCTTTCAGACTACCTTTCTTCACCAACACAACTTTCAAATGGTGGCACAGCATCAGCGTCAGGTGGAAACGTAACAAGTCCCACTAGTTTCAATGTCGATACTTCAGGCGCGACTACAGGGCATCTGGCCTCTTCTCCGACCATTTCTGATATAAATGGACAACAGAACCAACTTGCACAATACATCCAGCAAATGGCGGCGTTACGTGGGAACTCTCCCTATAATCTTGCCCAACAACAAGCGGGACTAGCAGTACAGGCAGACCAAGCGAGAAATGTGATGATTGGCAATCAAATAAATAACCGAGATGCCCTTCCTGGAGCAACCATGGGCGACCTTCAAACAGTCATATCGCAGAACCAGCAACAGAACGCCGCACAACAAGCCGCCGATGCTTTAAGGTATCAGGGTGCACAAAATGCCTATGCGAATCAGGTCAATCCACTCTCGACACTTATCAGTGCATATTCTCCACAGTCAGTCGCTCCAGGCTCTTCGCTCGTCTCTCCCGTTACAGGTCAGGAAACCTACAGTGGACTTGGTGGTCTTGTAAATGTTAATGCAATTAACTCGTATAGTAAGAATCAGGATTATTATCAAGGCGCAAATATACCTGCATACGACCCGAAATTATCACCCCAACAGAATCAACAGATAGCTCAAAACGCAGTATCCAATTCTCCACAGTATCGAGCACAGTACCTTTCAACATACACAACCCCAGGTGGTGGGACAGGTATTTGGGACAAGACAAACAGTGCAGGCATCACTACACAAAACTCCGACGGTTCTATAAGTCTGGTGAGCGGTCTTGCGGCGTCTCTTGGGAAAGCTAATTCAGACGCTCTTTCTACTCAGGTCAGCTCGTACAACACTACTCAAACTGCTTTCAATACGGTTGACTCAGTGTTCTCAAATGTGACTAATCTTATGAATCAGTACGGACTCAATCAAAGCGGTGTTCCATTTGTAAACCAGATTCAAGATAAAATAAACGCAGGTGTAATGGCTCCAGGTGCTATGGCGGCTTTCAAAGCGGGTATTCAGGAACTCCGTACAAATCTTTCAACAGTCATCTCGCGTGGTGGTTCGGTTGCTGGTAGCACGCAAGAAGCGGCGAATCTTATCCCAGACAATCTTAGCCCAGGTCAAATGGGTCAACTCGGTACGGCAATCCATACCTATGGGAAGACTGCTATTTCACAAATCGGCAATCAGATAAACAGCATCACGTCCAACTTCGCTGGTGCTCCGCAGCAGCCAGTATCAACAGGTGGTTCTATAGGAAGTTCCTGGGCAAACCTATTGACTGGAAAATGAAATATGCCGCCACTCGCACAAAATAATCCTTCTGCTCCACCAACAAACGGAACAGTGAATAACATTCAGGCGCAACCATCTATGGCAGAATCGACCCCGACTGGGTTGACGATGTTAACTGCTCCTCAGCCAGCTCCGCAACCAGTCGCTCCACAGGCTCCTGTAGCCACTTCACAAGCCCCTGCAAGCCCCGTACAGCCTTCTTCTACTCAAGGGAATGTAACGCTATCAGATGGGACTCAATTAGACCCTAGTGTTGTGTCAGTCATGAAATCCATAGCATCGGTGGAGACAGGTGGAACTATGAACTACAATGCCATTGGCGATAACGGGGCATCTATGGGTGCATTTCAATGGAATAACGGTGGCAAACCTGTACCGCAAGGACAGACACCAGCTAATTGGCAAACCGCAGCTGCAAAGTTTCTCGGAAGCGCAAACGCTCCTATGACTCCAGAGAATCAGAACTATGTCGCATACCATCAAATACTTGCATACAAGAATCAAGGTCTCACGCCAGATTCAATAGATGCTTTGTGGAACGGAGCAAAACCAGACCCCAATAATCCAGGGCAGTTTATTCATATCAGCGGTCAAAGAGCGCAACAGTTTACAAGTGCGCTGCAACAAACTGTTTCTGGACAGACTACAGGTGCGCCAGCGGCACAGACTTCAAGCGCACTTCCTACTTACGGTGCCTCTTTCCCTGTATCAGCGAATGACAATCTATTTGTCGGAGGTCTAAAGACTCTCGGAAACGTCCCATCTTCACTTTACGGACTCGCAAGTGGAATTGTCGGTGCAGTGGCGCACCCTATAAATACTGTAGGTGCTGTCGGGCAGGGAATAATCGGTGGTGCAGAAAATCTAACAGGAATGAACGCGGGGAATCCCGATTCAAGCCAACAGACCGCAAACGCTATCGGAGATGCTCTCGCAACTCGTTATGGGAATCTCGGAAAGGTTGCAAATGCTTTCGGTAACGACCCTGCTGGAGTGATAACAGACATTCTGGGACTCGCAGCAGGTGGTGAAGGGTTGGCAAAGATGGGAGCGAGCGCAGTTGATATGGCTACAGAAAGTAAAGCCGCACTAGCCGCAGAGAATGCTGCTAATTACGCAAGTACGGGACTCAATGTAATGCCACAAGTCGGCGCGGCTCGGTCAGCAGTTGATACAGGAATAAGTGCACTCAATTCTGGCGCGGCTTCTCTCGCTGGGACACTTGCTTCACCTATAACTGCAACGGCTGGGAAGATTGGCGATATGGTATTCGGTGGTGCTCAGAACTCTGAACTCGCTGGTGCAACTGCTCGAACAGGTATCGAACTCTCACCATCAGCGTATACAAATAACCAGTTCATAAACCTCGGAGACGCTCTTGCCGCTACTGGAGCTGGAGATACGCAATTCGCCGCACGACTAATGAAAGCACAGACTCAAATGCAAGACCTCGCGGCGACTACAGTAAAAGAGACAATGGGTACAACAGACCTCGCAACTGCTGGTGAGAATATCGCTAAAGGAGCGCAAGCATACGGAGATGCGATGAAAGCTCAGACCGATGCTCTTTTCAATACTTATAGAGAAGTTCTTGGTGGAGATGTTGCCGCGCAGACTGGCAACTCAACTCAGCTTCTTAGTGATGCCATAGAAAAGATGAAAAGCACTGGTGATACTACAGGACTTAAATATCTTCAGGACAAACTCGATGTCTTGAATGGTGCAAATGGATTCAAAGCCCCTACACTCAACACACTCAAAGATGTCCTATCATCAGTCGGAGAAAAGAACGCTAAAGCATTTGGCGACCCCGAGGCAGGTTCTATAGGGAACACACTCAAAGGACTCTATGGTGCATTGAAAGACGACACACGACAGACTCTTAAGGTTCAAGGTAAGCCAGGACTCTTGGAACTCTACGATTCAGCAAATGCGAGCGCGGCAGATGGATATAGAGCACTCAGTACCGCCTATGCTCGAAAGGTACAAAAACTTGTAGAGAACGGACAACAGGATTTGATAGTGAAATCTCTTATCCGTCCGACAATGGCGACGAGTGATATTCCTAGAATCATGGAAATGGCAGGAGAACAGGGCGCGGCAGATATAAAAGCAAACTTCCTACAGAACATATTTGACGCAGCGAAAGACCCGAACACAGGTAACTTCACTCCTGCTAAAATTAACTCAGCACTTAAGAAGTGGGGCTTCGGTACTCGTGATGACAAGGTACAGGCAATTCTCGGCGCAGGAGCACCTGAGATACAGCAGATTAAAGACCTCGGAACACTCTCAGAGGGTACACAGAAACTTCTTGATTATTCTAAGGGTGCTTCCGACCAGTATCTTGTAAAACAAGCACTTAGACTTAAACCTTTCGCAGAGGGTGGCATCTTCGCCGCAGGAGCATGGAAGATATTTACAGGAGATGTCGTTGGAGGGTTGCAACTCATCGGGGCAGATGTCGGTATGGCAGGTGCGAGTAAGTTCCTCGCGTCAGATACAGGTCAAGCGTTCATGCGACTTGGTATAAAACGAGGTGCGGCAATCGCGGCAGAAGCGCAAAAGCAGGGATTGACAATTCCAGGTGGAAATGATAGCATCGGCGGTAATGGAACTAATCTTACCCGTGATACTAATAGTCTTAGCGGCGGTCTTTCAGAGTCAGGTCTTGGGAATAATGGCGGCGGTAGTGGTGCTGTCAATGATGGCTCCGCGCTGGGTGAATCAAATCAACTCAAGACAGTAGACCTAAACGCTCTCGCTAAGCAGAGCAATTTCGATATAAACGCAGCTCGTCAATCGGGCTATTCAGAGCAGGAAATACAGGACTATCTACAAGGTAAAAACGCAGGACAGCTAGCACTCAAAGAAGGAAACCCTAACGCCATTCCAGGTCAGACTATCGCCCTCCCCACAAGCGCACGAGAATCTACTCTTGGATTAAACGAAACGAAGAATATGGAAGCGACCAATACTACGGTCAATCCAAAAACAGGCGACCAGTATGTTAAAAATCTAAAGACAGGAGAGATGAAGTATGTTCCTAATACTAAATCTGCCCGTACAGCCCCGATAACACCTAAAGACCCCCTCACCGCCGAAGCACAGAAGTATAAGACTGCGGAGGAGTATATTAAAGGTTCAGGTCTTAATATTGAATTTGCGCGAAGTAAATTAAAAGTTGCCGAGGACGGTAAGCCAATAACTGTAACTGTATATCACGGGACACCTGACGCGAGATTTGCGGAGGAGTTTAATCCGAATCAAAAAGGTTACTTCAAGGACGCACCCAATTTAACACCAGATAATACTTTGTGGAACGAATTGAATGGGACTACTGGTGGCGGGTTCAAAACTGGAAAGGGGGTTTACGATGGACTTTCTTTCACAGATGATGCAAGAGTTGCGAAATCCTATTCCGACAAACCTGCGTTTGATAGTCAAAACTCTGTTCCAATGGTTGTAGAAAGAACGGTTACACTGAATAAGCCAAAGGTAATAGATATTGCAAAAGGTGAGTGGAATATCTCTCTTGAAAAGACGATAGAACAAGCGAAAAAAGAAGGATACGATGGAATTGTCTTCAAGAATATAAAAGACAACTATCATCCGTGGACAACGAAAAATCCATCAAACAATATTATTGCCTTTTCAGTAGACCAAATCAAAACCAAATCCCAACTCACCTCCATATGGAACGAAGCCCACGGTAACTAGCTTGTATTGGTACACAACCGCCGTGTAGATTTAGAACATGGCTAAAGCTAAAGACACACGACCTCCACTAGAGTCGTTTATTAAATCTCCTGCTAAAAAGGAAGATACAGAATCTAAGGCGCACGAAGACGCACATAAGAAGTTCTTTGATGCGATGCGTGGCGAGAGAGGGGCGGACGGCAGGGACGGGAAAACTCCTGTTGCTGGTGTAGACTTTCCGATTCCAAAAGACGGAAGGGACGGATTCGATGGACTCGATGGACATACTCCAATTGCAGGAGTTGATTTTAAGATACCTAAAGATGGGAAAGACGGGCGTACTCCAGTAGCTGGACTAGATTTCCCGATTCCAAAAGATGGGCGAGATGGTAAGGATGGGCGAGATGGCGTAGACGGCAGGGACGGCACACTTCTAAAGCCAGAAGATATTGTCGCCAAAATCCACAAATCAAAGACTAAACTGAAACTCGGAGCAGTCGATGGACTTGAAGATAGACTTTCTGGACATGAAAAGACAATGGCGAGTAACGCTCGTGCAAGTGTACAGATGGGCGGCCCGAATCAACTTCTTGTTAAAAATGCTGGCGTACCCGTAGGACGCGCACCAGCTCTAAACTTCACAGGAGCGACGATTACAACAACTGGTGCAGATGATAATGCGACTATAAACATTGCTGTCTCTGGCGGTGCTTCCCCTCTTACTACTAAAGGTGATATTTTCACGCACTCTACAGTAGACGCTCGTCTTCCAGTCGGTACAGATGGTCAAGTCCTCACAGCAGATTCTACACAACCAACAGGATTGAAGTATGCCGTTGTCACGGGAACAGGTACCGTTACCTCAGTCACCTCTGCCGATGCTAACGCAACCGTAGCAACCACAACGACAACACCTGTTATTACAATCGTTTCAGCACCTAAGCTGGCAACCGCTAGGACTATTGCTGGGACTTCGTTTGACGGTTCTGCAAACATCGCTATCGCTTCTACAGGCCTTTCTGATACAGCGAATCTTCAATACACGTCTGGTAAAGACGCAACAGGTGGCTACTCAGGACTCACTCTTTTCAAGATAAACTTCAAGAACGCCGCAAACACGTTCATAAACTTCTTAACGAATGCCACAACAGCTGCTAGGACGTGGACTTTCCCCGACAAAGACGGAACGGTGGCGATGACTTCCGATATCACGGGTACGAACAGTGGCACCAACACAGGTGACCAGACTATAAGTATTACAGGAGACGCTACTGCTTCTGGTAGCACAGGAGTACTTACTGCCACAGTCACAAAGATAAACGGAACATCTCTAGCGGGACTTACGACAGGTATTCTTAAAAACACAACAACTACAGGAGTCCCATCTATCGCAGTAGCAGGAGACTTCCCGACTCTCAATCAGAACACTACAGGCAACGCGGCGACCGTGACGACCAATGCCAACCTCACTGGCGCAGTTACTTCTTCAGGAAATGCTACTTCTCTTGGCTCGTTCACTTCTGCAAATCTCGCAACAGCACTCACTGACGAAACAGGAAGTGGTTCGGCCGTCTTTGCAACAAGCCCAACTCTCACTACCGCAGTCCTTGGTTCTTCTACCGCGACGACTCAAGCACCAGCAGACAACTCGACAAAGGTAGCTACCACCGCGTATGTAGACGCGGCAATTCTCGGGCAAGACTTCAAAGAAGCAGCACGGCTTGCAACTATCACAGCACTTCCTACAAATACTTATAGCAACGGGTCATCAGGTGTCGGAGCAACTCTTACGGGCGTAGCGGTAGGAGCTTTGAGTGTGGACGGGGTCGCAGTAGCCCTCGGAGACAGAATCCTCGTAAAAAACGAAGTCACAACAGCAAACAATGGTATTTACACGGTCACAACTCTAGGAACAGCACTCGTAGTCTACGTTCTTACTCGTGCTACTGACTTCAATCAAAGCTCTCAAATAAACACTGGCGATTCTCTGTTCGTCACCGCAGGGAATACTCTCTCAACTACTACATGGGCATACAACGGAATTATTGCTCCAACAATGGGGACTACTTCTCTTACTTTTGTTCAGACCGCTGGGCAAGGTTCTTTCACTGCTGGAAATGGTATTGCAATCACAGGTAATTCAATCGCTATAAATACAGCGGTCACAGTAGACCAAACGACGGCACAGACCCTCACTAACAAGACCCTCACCTCTCCCATCCTCACCACCCCAGCCCTCGGCACTCCTGCTTCTGGTGTCCTCACCAACACCACAGGACTTCCCGCAGCTTCAGTGGTAGCAGGTATCCTCGGAGTAACAGGTACTAGAATGACAAAACTCTGGGCTACAGATATTGAAAGTACGAATGAGCCAACAGTAGGAGGTGTACAGACAAAGCTACTTCTCGCAGGAGGCACAATGACTGGCAAAGTAACAGAAGCAGGAAGAGACACCGTAGGAGCAACCTACGCCCCTGCTTCAGGCGCACAGACCGTGGCACTTAATTGTACTTCAAACAATATGCACATCGTGTCTGGCAACGCCTCTGGTACAGCTATCACGTTTACGATTACAGGAGCAACAAACAATCAGCCATTCATCGTCTCAATTCTTCAAGGTGGTACTACAGTGTCAACTATCACTGCGTGGTTCGCGACAGTTCGCTGGGCAGGAGGTGCAGCACCAACACTCACCGCAACACTGAACAAGAGAGACACTTTTGGATTCATAAGAACAGGGGCTGATACCTACGATGGCTTCATCGTAGGACAGAATGCATAGAAATATATGGCAACAGTAAATGTACTTGTAGTCGCTGGAGGTGCCGGAGGTGGTGCTGGTGACGGTGGTGGTGGTGGCGGTGGTGCAGGAGGACTTCTCGAAAATGCTGCTTATGCAGTTGCAACTGCAACAGGGTATACCGTGACAGTCGGCGGTGGAGGTGCGGGAGGTTCAGGTAACTCTTCGGCTGCTATTGGTGTCAACGGTAACAATTCGGTATTTAACACTATGACTGCTGTTGGAGGTGGAGGTGGAGGAAGCTTCTTCACTGGAGGTACAACCGGTACAGGTGTCGCTGGCGGTTCAGGAGGTGGAGCCTGTGCAGCTGTTTCTCCTCAACTTGGCGGTGCAGCTACCCAAGGAAATTCAGGAGGAGGTACTGGTTTCGGTAATGCTGGAGGAAGTTCAAACGCTGCTTCAGGAACTGGAGAAGAAGCTGGAGGTGGTGGAGGAGCAAGTGCCGTTGGAGGAAATGGTGTGAGTGGAACCGCAGGAGGCGCAGGAGGAGCTGGTCGTGCAAACTCTATCTCAGGAGCCTCAGTGACGTATGCTGGCGGTGGAGGTGGAGCAAGTACTGTAACTGCTGGAGCGGGCGGCAATGGCGGAGGAGGTGCGGGAGGGAATAGTAACGTAACTGCGACGGGTGTTTCTGGGACAACAAATACTGGTGGTGGAGGAGGTGGAGGTTCAAACGCCTTCGCTGCTGGTGGTAATGGAGGCTCAGGCATCGTCATAATTGCTGCGCCAATAGGAACAATTGCTTCTGCAACTGGAGGCACTCACACAACCTCAGGAGGCAACGACATCTGGACTTTCACAGCAAGTGGAACGTGGACTCCGACGATTACAGCCACCACAAACGCCTCGTTCCTAATGTTTATGGTATGAAAGACCTCGAACTCATAATGACGATATGAAAAAAATAGAATCACAGATAGAGTATACTTACAAAGTCGATTGAGAAGGGAATAGTTTTCCCCATGCGGTTCGTGAATTGGCTCATGTGCAACAAAAACCATTGTTATAATGCGTTTATGAACGATGCCGAGCATAGGTATTCTCCGCAGGAGGAACGAGGGGTATGACCAAGATTGAAACTCAACTTGAATCGTTAACAAGGGCTATCGAGAAGCTCGTCGCTAACCCCATCGCACCGATTGCTCCTGTCGCACCGATTGCCCCGATTCTTCCGATAGTCCCGCAATACTCAGGCGACCATGATTTGATCGTCGGGCTAGTCAAAGATGTTGCTACCTTACAAGTTACGGTAAGCAAGCTTGCCGACAGAGAAGACCTGCACGTTACGATTATAGATTTCAACAACCACGTTGGACAAAACGAGAAATCTCACGAAGACTTCGAGAAGCGCATGCGAGAAATAAATACCGCGCAGACACGAATCCTCACGATAGGTTCGGGGCTGATTATCTGTATGACCGTTATACAAGTTTGGCTCAAACTCACGGGGCATTGATTCTTATGAAAAACGGCACACGACCTCTAAAGAAATCCAGTAAGGACTATTCTCTTTTCAAGACCAAGAGGGTGTATATGGGCGTGGTACCAGCGTTCGCGGAGAACTACTCCGTGTCTTCTACTCTCTGGATTCCGAATCAGGAGACAGGCTCGACGGCTTTCACACCACCATTCCTCGCGATGCCCTATGGCTGTACGGACGTTGCCAACAACCAGCTTTGTATCAACGAGGATGGAGTACTCTACAATCCTTCCTATACGGAATCCTTCACCCACGCGAACGCGAACGGCGGCGGGGACGTGCGTGTAGCTCTCCAGGCAATCATTGACCACGGTGTACAAGACACTCAGGGGAATATCATCACAGGGAAACACCCAGCGTATTTCAACATTCAAGCAAGCGGCGCGATTGACTCCTTCGATGCGGTACGCCTCGCCATGATTTCTACCTCGACTGAGAAACGTGCCGTATCTATAGGAAGCCCGTATTGGCTCCAGTTCGGGGCTGTGGGGCCGAACGGGATACTTCCCTCACCTGATTACAACTTGCAGTTCGCATCGTGGCACAACTGGGTCGCGGAAGGATGGAAGACTATTGACGGAGTAACCTATCTCGTATGCCAAATGCTTCAAGGAGAGAACTACGGCGACAAGGGGTATGTGTATATGACACGGGAAATCTTCAATGCGACCATGGCTGTCCCTGGAACTTGCATGTTCACAATCGACGTACTGCTTCCAGGAGAAGTGCCTCAGACGGTGGACATGAATATTATTAGCTGGATTGCGAGTTATGTAAGACAACTATTCCATGTTTGAATACCTCTACGTCCTCTGGCTTCGTTTCCTTTCGCTCTTCCAAAACCGTACCTTTGGCGCGGCACGTTCTAACCAGTGGCCGTCCGTTCGTGCTGAATATCTAAAGACACATCCAACTTGCGAAGCGTGTGGACGAGATAAGTACCTGCAAGTGCACCACAAACAAAGTTTTGCGACCATGCCTTCGATGGAAACAAATTTGGGCAACCTCATCACGCTCTGTGAAGGAATGGAGAGTAATTGCCACCGACTTGTCGGACATTTGCAAAACTATAAATCACTTAATGAAACAGTGGTAGTGGACGCGTCGTACTGGCTCAAGAAGGTGCAGAATAGGCCGACATGGGAGACTGACAAATGGGTGTATCCTTCCTCTGTATGATACAAAACCTACTCACCTTCCTCGGGAAACTTATCGACGCGATTATGCTAAAATTGTACCCAATGACATCCACCGATTCAATCACCTCGACCCCCAAACTCCCTTACGTTCCGGCATCTGTACCTACCCCTGGTACGCCGCCTGTAGCCCCCGAGACGATAACTCATACCACTTTGCCTGTTGTAGAGGCTCCTACAGTGCTCCTATTCGATACTCCGCAGCACGCCTACCATTCAGTACGGGTGCTTTGCGATAATGCAGGGCTTCCATTTGAAAAGACAGTCGATGTAGATGGCGTAATGCACATGCCGAAAGACATCATTTGCTCCGTGATAATGGGCGAAAGTGAGTTCTACAACACGGCGAAGAATATCAATCGACGTGCTGATGGAACTGTTGGTTCTACCGACTGGGGGATTTGCCAGATAAACGATAGATTCCACATCGGAGTAGGTGCTGACTTCCCATCAGTAGAATATGTCCTTGCGAATCCTGATAAGGCAGTCGAGTGGATGATAAAGATGTACAAACTCGGGCATATAAATTGGTGGTGTGCATACAGCGGAGGACGGTACAAGCAGTTCCTTCTTCAAAGTAGCCCCATGTGGCTTCTGTAATATCCCCCAACCCCCTACGGCATAGGTGGTAGGTCACAAAGACCACCACACGAACCTTGAAGGTTCTCAAGCGTTCATAGGCACCGTAAAATAGCCTGAACCTGGCGCATCGTCTACCTGCTAGCTTGGTAGGACGACAGCCTCGGAAGAAATACCCCCTTATGAGGGGTGTTTGTCGTTGTCACCACATGCTATCATTTGGGTATGGAAATCAGCACCGATGGTGGTATTGTTATGGGTATGAACACACAAATCAACCCGAAGCTCGTCGCGTTCGCGCAGACCTTATTCTACGGTGCTATGTTCGCTATTATCCCTATGGTAGTCGTCGCTCTCGGTGCAGGTGGTGCTCTCTCAGGATACTTCCCAGCTAGCGTCACGGTAGTGATTGTCTTTGTTCTCAACCTCATTGAAAACAACATTCAGACTAAGACTGGAAAAGCGATGTTTGGTACGATTAACGCCTAAGGACAACTTCCTTTATGCAAGCCTATGCTTGCATTTCTTCTAGCATTTCTGCTCGTTCCTAACAAAGACCCGAGTATATTGACGGTGCCAGCAGTAGAGGTTCACACACCTTCTCTCAAAGAGATTGCGCTTAATGCCGCGCAGGACGCTGGGCTATCGAAAGAGGACACGAGCCAGATGATGCACACCATCAGGTGCGAGAGTCACTGGAATCCACGCGCAGTATCAAAGACCGCCGACTACGGCGTTGCTCAGTGGCACCTGACGGCTCATGGCATGACGAAAGCTCAAGCCTTCGACCCCAAGTACTCACTTACTAAAATGGCACACGCTTTCAAGAATGAGCACCAGACTTGGTGGACTTGCTGGCGGCTACTCTACTCTTAACGCTTTCCCAAAAGATAGAGTGGTCGGTGGGAGGGGTAACTTTCTTCATTGCAGACTGGCGTTTTCTTTCTTTCTTGCACTCGTGGCAAGTAAACTTACGGGTATCATCCTCCCATGTACTCCTTTCTATTTGGGAGCCACATTTTGCACATAGTACTAAAGCGTTGTGTCGGTTTTTCATAGTATGAAAGGCAAACTGCCATTTAGGAGGCAGTTTTTGTTGTTCAGTTCCAGTAGGAGTGTATCCGTGCGGGGGGGGCCGGATGTCTTCTCTGTTTATGGTAGAACTGATGGGGTCGCCTATAAGAAATCTAGCACGTTTTTTATTAAATAGAGGTACTATCCACAGATGATTAAAGCCCTTTGAGCAGAAGTGCCAATTGTTCTCGCCGTGCACGCCGAGAGGGGTTCTGTACTTGGTGCAGCACCAACAGTTTCGCATTTCAATGAAAAGAACGTGTCCTTAATGATTATAACGTGAAGGAGAGGGTAGGAAGGAAGCGATAACCCAAATCTCGTTCTATAGGTTAACAATTGTTAATCGGAAGAACGGATTTCATATCACCACCACATCCTCATTATCCTTCAGACAGCGAGAGCAAAACCTTCCTTGCTTGTCGCCTTTATAGGCAGGAGTCGGAGAACCAAATCCAGCGATGAAAACCTAGTAGGCAGAGGAGGTTCATAGTTTTAGTTACTTGTTAATAAACATTCCCATATTCTCCGTGATACTTATTTGATGCCTCACAATAGGCTTTGTAGGCTTCTTCTAAGAAGGAGATGATTTGGTTTACTTTGCCGATTATCTCGTCCTGTCTCGACTCGGGGTCGAAGAAGTCTTGTTTGATTTTTAATGGTAGGTTCATAAAGGATATTGTTCTACGATTCTAATAACGTCTTTTAACTTCTGAAGGTCTGCTAGTAATAGGCGGGTTGAGAAGTATGACTCGTATTCTTGGAGGAGTAAGTGGAGTTGCTGGAGGGTGGTGGTGTTCATACAAGTGATAGATATTGCTTGTCGAATAATGCTTGGAAGTAATCGTGTGTTGGGTGGCAATGTTCACAGTCGCACACTCTGGGGGGAAGTCATAGGGTATAGGTTATTGTGCAGTGGACACAAATAAATGGAGTTCTAAGTTCTTTCGTAGAAACTTGCATTATTCCCATTGTATCTGGGTTTATTTCAATCCAACCTTTCACCTCCTGCGTTGTCCTCATGTTGGGGTGGGAGGTCATAGGGTTAGAGAGGTGTAAAAAATCTTTCTACATCTTCCAAGCATTCATCACTTACATACCATAGGTGTTTTGTTACTTGTTCGCTCTTGCTTTTGATAAACCTTGCTACTTCGGCGGCAATATACTGCTGGTGAGTTTTAAGGACAAGCAATGCGCGTCGTTCTACTAAGTCCCTTGTATCGGGGTAAGCTACGATTGCAATATCTTTCGCTAATTCTTCTATCGTCTTTTCTTTTTTCATATATCAAGAGTCTTTTAGGGCTGGTAGGTTCTTTGCGCGGGCGGCTAGTAGTTGTCTTTTTTCATCGCACCATTGGCACTGTTGTGGCTCCCACTCATCGTCTGATACGCGAACTGCAATCGTGCCATTATTGTCGCAATCTGTATCAGGGCATCTTGCAAGCTCCAGTAGTTTTGTCGCGCGTGCGATTTCTTTATCTTTGTCGGCGAGCTTTTCTAGGAGGAAGGATTCAACCTCTTCAGGCTCACAATGTTGCCACTCAAGATAAGCAAGACCTCCGTTAATGTTTTTTTGTTCTGACACGAACTTCTCCCTAAACTCCTGCACAATGTCTGAGTTGTTCATAGTTTTGTTATTTTATCGCGGAGGTCGGAGAGAGATTTGTTGTACTGCCTATCTTGCTCAACCATTTCGCAACTCATCATTGACTCACAACCGTTACAAACATTTCCGTCTCTTTTCTCATCACACTCTCTTGGTGTTCTCGTCATCCCCTCTATCTCTCTCAACACACTCTCATACGCCTCTTTCTTCGCTTCTAGGACAGTGGTGTGGATGAAGGATTCGATGTCAGGTCGCAAGTCCTTAGCAAAGAACGCAATACTTTCGTGAGCGGCATTTACAACGGGAAACTTCTCCCGAAACTTCTCCACCCATGGTTCTGGTGAGGGGGTTGTCATGGTTTATTTGTTAACTTGGTAAAAGGCTTCTGCGAACTTCTGGGAACATATCGAGCGGAACTCCATGTCTGTCTCGGGCTTCGGTAGTGTGTGGAACTCTTCAATGAGGCTGTACGCACTTTTGTGCATAGACGCGAGCGAAGGCTTGCCGCGCCCAGGTCGCACATACAACTCAGGTATCTTTGGTACGTCTTCCCACTTCATATACTTTCGCAGCGGAATGTTGAACTTGCCCCAGAGTGCCGTCTTCTTTGTCCAAGGGCTTCCGTAGTGCCACGGTTCGTAGGTCATTGTAGGCTCACCAAGAAAATCTTTGAGTCGTCCCGTCGCAGGATTCTCTATCACCCAGAACTTCACGTCTCCAGCTTCTTTAATGATGCGCTGGCACTCTCGAACGAGTCGCAAGCCGTCGTCGCCTAGCCGAGCCTTACCGTAGCTCCGAGCCGTAGAGAACTCAGTGCAGGGAGGGTTCGCGAAGATACCGTACACTCCTTCTGGCGCGTGGTAATTCTCCACCCCGATGTCACTACCGACACGGATTATCTTGTACTCGGGGTCGAAGCTGTAGAATCGCGTATCAGACCCAGTGTCGGCGCAGAGGTGGAGGATTGTTTTCATGTCTATTTACTATTCGGATAACGTTCATCCCAGCGATTCGAGACTGCGGTGAGGGCTTCCGTATATCCTTGCCTCTTGTAAGAAGCGACATCCACTCCATTCAAAAAGACACTTCCTCTTACATTTAGTTCCTCCACCATCGTCTTCGCTCTCGCCTCAGAAAGCAGAGTGGTCGCAAAGGAGGTGAGGAATGGCTCTACTTCGGAATAGTCAGAATCTTTCAGATAGCATTTAGCATGTTTGAGAACGCGTCCATGAGAGTTATCCATTGAGCATTCAATAGAGTGGTCGACGAACTTATCATCAAACTCCTTCAATGCGGTTTCCAAGGCGGTGGGGTGGGTGGTCATAGCAGTTCAGTGTCTCCACAAAGACGATGATGCTCAATAATACTTTCGAGTCGCGCCACACGTCGTTCGAGTTCTGAAGTAGGAACTGGCGCAATTTTCTCTTCATCAAAATCAACTGGCGTGTACACCACGAACTTTCCGTCAATCACTCCGCACGGGTACATCCCCATTTCCCAGATGTCGACGAGACGGACGAATGGCGTCTTGAGCTTGTAGGTATCGGTATGGGACGCGAGAATATCTTCGGCACCCCAAGCGGCATCCCGAGCGGCACCCCAAGCGGCATCCCGAGCGGCACCCCAAGCGGCACTCCAAGCGGCATCCCAAGCGCCATCCCGAGCGGCATCCCGAGCGGCATCCCAAGCGGCATCCAAAACGGCATCCCGAGCGGCACCCCAAGCGGCATCCCGAGCGGCATCCCGAGCGGCATCCCGAGCGGCATCATAGTCTGCTTCGGTCTTGAGGGAGCGATATTCGATAGACGCTTCGACTCCGAACGCGGAGAGTGCGGCTTTCACTGCGGTATCTACTGTCTCACGCTTGAGGTCTGCTGATGGCTTGAACCATTTGATATTCTTTATGCGCTCGATGTACGTATCGAGGTCTTTTTCTACTTTTGCTGGAAGTTTTTGTGCGTATTTCATATGTGATGGTTAGTTAGAGTTAAGTAAGGTCTGGTATTGTTTCTCATAAACCTCTTGAATCCCTTTGCAATTAACACACAACGGTTGCTCTGTTCCTTTCTCTGAGTGGTAGCATCGGACTTCTACTCGTTTAGGGTATTCGTTCATATTGTCGCCTTAACGTATTCCTCTTCTGATTCGTAACTCGGAAGTGGTATATGTTCTAGTCCAAACTTCTCCCCGAGATGGCGATTCAAGTGGTCAAGTATCGTATCAAGGTCGCCTTTCTTTAACTGTGTGGTGCTTTCCTTTCCTAAGATTACTTTCTGCGCTGGTCGCCACAAGATTTCCTTCACGAGTTCCTGATTCCAGTTTATGTCCACCTTTTGCTTCAACCCTAGCTGTACGTTGTTCCTGAATCATTT